AGAGCTGTAAGGAAGGCAAGGTTAGTGCCAGGAGTACGTGCCACATAGCTGCGGCAGTAATCAACGAGCTCGTGTGCGCCTGCCTTCAAGGGCAACTTGCTATAGAAGCGATGATCTTCTTTGAGTTTGTCCCACTCGTCTTGTGGAATACGCTCGCCGGCAACCACATTCCATCGGAGTCCGATAAATTCTTGTGCGTAAGGGATCCAATCCGCTACCACATCGTCCATGTCTAAGTATATGTTCATGTATGTATTATAACACTAAAAATTAACTAGGTCAAGTCATAATAAAAGGACTCCGAAGAGTCCTTTTACCGTTTACTATAATATTACGCTATGCGCTTAATATATTTGTCTTCATCCCTTGCGGGAATATTATAATTACTTCTTTACGCCAGTATTAACAAAAGCATACATCTTTTCAGCAGCTTCTAAGATCTTATCAACTCCTGGAAACTCTGGCATGCCAACCGTAGTGACGATCTGTCCAGACTTTTCGTCTTTCTGAGCAGTCATTTGCCAGCCACCCATTTTAAGGTTGTAGTCTTGCATGACCACATCCTTGGCCATTCCTAGGATGTCTGTACGGATTTCGTAGCCGTTCTTGTTAAACTTAACTTCTGGAAGTTTTGGAGCGTCTGTCATATTATACTCCGGTCTTCTTGTAAACTGCATTGCCAACATTCTTTACGAGTGCTTGAGCAATATCCAAAGAACTTTGAACTGACCCTTTAGCGAATGCGGTTTGTGCATCAACTAACTTGGTTAGTTCTGCTTTGAATGATTCGTCTTTCACGAAAGTGTTAACGAATTGCTTTTTGCCACTTTGAATGGCGTCGATTACTTGATTAAACATATTATCTCCTTGTGTGTGTATGTTTACATTGTTTTGCAACAGTGTTTAGTATATATGTCTTTTACTTAAAACGCAACATAAAACCGAGTGTTCTGGCAAACTTCCTTTGCAATTTGCCCAAGTGGTCAAAGCTAGCCATATTAGAGTCTACTACTTCGCTCATGACACTGACCGCATTTGCATCCGGAATACTGATAGTGGCTAGCACTTCACCGTGATCGTTGACCAGCACACCGTGTTTACTGGCCAACTTGCGTATTGCAGTATTTGCAGACAAACAGGTCATTGCTCCAACATGTATATTGCGGTTCTGACACCATTCGATACAACGTTTCATTAGGCTACTGCCCATGCCCTGTTGCTGATATTCTTTGAGTACGCTGAATGCTAACTCCATTTCGTCATTGCGAAATGCGATGTGTCCAACAGCCACTATATCTAAATTTTCGTTTTCGATAACAAACAGCTTGTGGTTCTTAGGATCTGCTTCAAACCCTTCGCATAGTTTGTTAATCATCTCGTCGCTGATATTATAAGCGAACCGATTGTACCTGCTAACTTCGTCCAAAGCCAGCAGATGAGCACGATACCTATTGTATTCGTGTGGTTGCAAGCGATAAACTAGGTGTGGCATATTACTTGCTGGACATTATTGCCTGTGCTTCTTTGTATCTACCGATACGTGCTAGATGGCTAGCAGCTTTGGCCTTGCCGAACTCGTGTAAAAATTGATAGATTGAGTTTAAAACTGATTTCATAATATTCTTCCTTGTGAGAGTTGTGTGTCGAACTGTCGAGTTAGACGTTCGATATCGCCCCCGTTTTGCGGGTTGTGATTTGTGATATAGCGTTCCAATTCGGAGCTATAGGTTGCCTGGGCAAACCAGCGTTTGATAAATGCTAACATGTATGTGTCCTTATTGTAGTACTCATGGTTTCTACTGATATTATTTATCCAGTATACATTGCTCTTGCACATAAGTCAACCCTCTTGCTTTTTAATGGAATTTTCTGTACAATAAGATTTACTTTGAGTTAAATACACTATACACCGGAACGATAATGAAACTACGTACACGATCAATATTGCAGGAATTAAACGAAATTGCAGAAGTCCGAAACAAGGACAGCCTTTTTGAAAGCCGCGCAACTAACATCATTAATTCTGCTATCAACCTATTGGAAAGCATTCATAAGCACTATGATGCCGAGCAGGCAGATGAGCTAGAGCGTAGACTTATCAACGCAATCAAAGGGCAAGATCCTGCCAAATTTACACGAGGTGTACGCAAGATCGTAGAATCGCGTAAGGCGAAAAAGAATTTGGAATCTAATGATGAGTAATGTATTACTAGAAGGCGGCAACGTATTTAAAGGCCCGGACAAGCAGCCCTTAACACAGCGTATTGGTACAGGCGATGTACCAGCAACTATTGCATGGATTGAGAAAGTCACTGGATTAGACTTTACTAAAGAAGTTAGTCCAGAAGACCAAAAGCCTGTTAAGTGGTTAGGTACTACAGGACGCAAAGAAGATGCAGATGGTACCTTTGAACTAAACAGTTCCGGAGACCTAGACTTATCAGTTGATGCTAACGAAGTAGACAAGAAAGAATTTGCCACTAAACTAATCCAACAGTTTGGCAAAGAGTCAGTTAAGTTAAGTGGCGACAATGTACATTTGAAAACTCCGATCAAGGGCGATGCAGCCAACGGCTTTGTACAAGCAGACTTTATGTTTTCTAAAAACCCTGCGTTTCAACAAGGCAGTATGATCGGCGGGCAAGGAAGCTATCGCGGTGAGCATAGACATATCTTATTGAGCAGTATTGCTAGAGCCAAAGGATTGAAGTACAGTCCTAAGCATGGCCTAGTTAACCCTAACACTGACGAACCTATTCCAGGCGGCGATGACTGGAACAAGATTGCTAAAACACTACTAGGTCAAATGGCCAGTGTTAAGGATGTTAAGTCAGTTGACGGGATTCTCAATGTTATCAAACGCTTGCCTAACTACGAAGAACTAGTTGCAGGAGCAAGAGAAACACTAGGTCGTCAAGGCATTGAGTTGCCAAAAGCAGAGCAGCTTGAAAGCTATGCTACCGGAACACCTGCTTGGTTCCGCAGAATGATGGAAGCAACCAAGTGAGAGCATACGAATTTTTAACTGAAGCAGAAGCACCTGCTCCTAAGAAAGTAGGCAGAGAGTTTAACCACCTAGAGGATCTAGTATTCACAGAGCCGGGCGGCGCTAAACGTGCAGTACAGATTCTAAAAGATCTAGCACAAGATGCCAAAGACGTTTCAGTTAAGTGGGACGGCAACCCTACAGTATATTGGGGACGTGAAGAAGACGGCACATTCCGTATGGTGGGCAAGAACAACTGGGGACGTGAAGAAGGCAAGAGCTCTAGCCCAGAAGAACTTAAACAGTTTATTCTAAGCAGAGGCAAAGGCGAAGACTGGCGTGAAAAGTTTGCGTCTGACATGGCAGCATTATGGCCCGTATTTGAAGCAGGTACTCCTAAAGACTTCCGCGGTTATGTATACGGAGATATCCTATTCCATCCAGGTAAGCCTTACCAAGGTGCCGATGGCAAGATGAGCTTTACACCTAATCAAACAACCTACTCCGTTAAAGGTGGCAGCGAAGTTGGTCGTAGAATTGCCAAGGCTAAAGTAGCAGTAGCAGTACACAAGCATCTAGACTACTTTGGAGACAAGGCAGGCACTGACATTGAAGATGTTAGCATGTTCAATTCAAATCCAGCATTAGTTGTATTTGGACAGACTTACGTTAATCATCAGCCCGCAGTTAATGCAGACAACCTAGGTGCAATTGAAAAGATTGCAAATACCAAGAGCGCACTAATCGACAAGTTCCTAGCACCGCAAGCTGGACTAGGCGATCTACAAACAATTATCTATACCTTTGTTAACAATCAAAGCAAGGCCAAAGCACTTGACAAGATTGATCCTGCTACATTCCTAGCATGGTTAAAAACTAGCAAAGTTAGCCCTCCAAAGCAACAAAAGATCATCAACCTTGCAGCGCAATATGCAGGCGCCCTGGAAGATATCTTCTATCTAGTACGCGAGCTTATGAAAGCCAAGGATGAAGTGATCCGCGAGCTAGATCAAGCAGAAGGCGACATCACTGCAAATACTGGCGGCAAGCCAGGTGGTGAAGGATACATGAGTACAGGACACGGTGTGAAGCTAGTTCCACGTGATCGCTGGACTCCGTTCCGTGCAGATTGATTCAAAATAACGCCTATCAAGCTGGTTTTTCCTATCCGGTATAAATACTATGCCGGCCTCTGAGCGAGGTCATTGATTAAGGAGAAAATATCATGGCAGATCTAAGTACAGGTTCAATCACAAGCGGTGCAGGCGTTGCAGGTGCCGTTCAATTATCAGCAAACTTCCAAAAGTTTGGTATCAGCACATCCGATGCAGGTACAACAGTTATCGTTTCTTTGGCAGGTTCAAACCTAACAAACGCAAACTTACAAGCAGTTGTTAACTACTTGACTACATCACACGGTTCCGCAGGTTCTGGTGATTCGGCATTTACAGTTGCAGGTGTTGGTACAGTTGACGGTTCAGCTTTTGTTAGCGGAACAACTGATACAGTATTCTTGAAGATTCAAGGTACAGGCGAATACACAGCAGCTACAGCTGACCAAGAAATTGGTGGGTTGACAGTTTCTACTATCGCTATCTTCAAGCCAGCACTTTAATTAGTAGCTTCTAGAAATAGAATGAAAGCACTCTTCGGAGTGCTTTTTTACGGCTCTACTTTCGGCCGGTGTAAATACAAGCCATGGCACGATACAGAATAACCACCCTCATAGACATAACTCGCACGAATCCTAATAGAGCCGAAGTTGATAGATTAAAACTAGATCAACAGGCAAACTTCAACAGCTTGATACAGGCTATGGGACTACGCTCTAACATAGAGTGGAATAACGACCCGAAGCTACATACGGGTGCATTGCCAGACGATATCGAAGGTAAAGCCAATCACTGGATATGGGACGTAGACGTTGAACGTGATGATGTATTCTTAAGTGACGGCAATCCCGTAGGACTATTAGTAGACGATTTACATGGTGTGCCAATTATCGACAACCTAACCAACACTGTTGAATTATCCCCAGCGGCATTTCAAACCAAAGGCGCTAACCAGAATACCTGGATAACCATTATATCGTAGCTTATATATGCCCTCGAGCGTATTAAATACAGTATGAACATTAAACCTAACAACTTTAAAGATACTACGTTGCAACAGATCAAGTGGTGGGCTTGGGCCGCGGCTGTGCTTCCTATCGTGGGACTCGCAAGTGTTTTCTTTGTATGGACGTTTGGTACTAAAGAACTGTTCGATTTAGTTATGATCGTTGGCGAAGTCACTATGTTCACCATTGCAGTTATATGGTGGTGGTGGGCAATCTTTGTAATCAACAAAGTAGTACATCAATGGGATGAGACTAGACAAGGAGTAGCTGAAGTTCTAGTCGAACTAGGTGAAGTCAAGAAGCTGGCCAAAGACACGTTTGCTGCTCAAGATGATAAATAAATTTACTAAGGCACAAACAGGCATAATTTAAAACCAACATACACCACTTGGAGAGTGAATTATGGCTACAACGCCTACGACAAATTTAGAAAAACAAAGTCTTGAAGCACACGTTGACCTATGCGCATTACGCTACGGACAACTAGATGAACGCCTATCTAACCTAGAAACCAAAGTAGATAGTATTCATGAAGATATCGTAAACGGACAAAAGAGCCTGACCACAGTTATCGTTAGTACGGCAGGTACTGTAGTAGTTGGAGTTATTTCGATTGTGATTACAATCTTAATGAAGATGGGATAAAAACTACGCAGTTAAATACAAGGGACTATAAGTCCCTTTTTTAATGACTACGCTATCTAACAGACTGGAGCAAACACTACGCTCCGCAATTCAAAAGAATCCAATCCTGCCAGTGAAAACAGCAGAGGGTATTCTAGTAGGTGATGTGCTCATTGCTAGCGAGGGTGCAGTAAAGAATATATGGCAGCGTGACGAATTGAAGTATAAAGAGATTAGCCTAAATGCTGTGGCGATCAAGCTGGCGAACTTGCTAGCCAGACGCGGATCTGCTATACTAGCTGATAGCATATATAAAGCTGATCAGGAGTACGGTAAGTGGTTTACAGATAGCCAGTTGCTTAGAGCACAGTATCAAAATGCTCTAAACAATAAGAATCATGATCGAGCTGATATGCTATGGGCTAAGTACTGTGAAAGCAGAGATCGCACTATTGCCGCCAAAGACCGAGCGGAACGTTTGGCTGCAACTTGAATAAATACTACATCAATCTGGATCCCTAATTATGAGAACAACAGACCTATTTAAAACATCTTCTAAAAAGCTAAATGAGAGCTTTGAGAAAACCTTTGGACAAAAGATCAACTTTGAATCTTTCGATACAGAAAAGCTAGAAGATGCCCGCAACAAGCTACGTACACAGGTCAGCCAAGTACGCAACGAATCAGGCTTTAACGAAACACTAGAAAACGAAGCATTGCTAAAAGCACAGTTTATGCTAGATTCTATTAATGCAGAAATTGCAGAACGTGCAGAGCATATTGTTAATGATCAAGTTAACGAAGATGACGAGCTAGAAGAAAAAGCTCCTCCGGGCGCAAAAGCAGAACGTCAAGTTAAACACATCAAAGCAGGATATGCTAAAGATGGAAAGTTAACAGACAAAGAAAAGAGCATTGCATACGCAACAGCTTGGAAGACTCATAACAAAGACACAAATGAGAATGCAGAAGTGCTAGAGCACTCTGAAGAAACGAACGAAAGCATAAACACAGGAGATAATATGCGTAATCTAAGAGAAGGTGAAATCCAGCAAGCCAGCGCGATTGTCACAGCAAAAACTATGGTTGACAGAGTTGGCCGTTGGATTGAAGAATTGTCTGGCATGGAAAATGACACCTTGTTAACTCTAGGTGACAGCATCCGTGACGAGATGGGACAAGAGCAAGCTAAGGCATTTATCAGTGCATGTGCTCCTGCTATCCAAGCAGCATTGGAAAACCTAAAGTCAACACGCGAAGCACTAAGCACTAGCGTTCGTGCGCTAACAGGTGAAGAGCAGCCAGCAGAGATGTTAGGCGCCGAAGGTCCTGATATGGGTGGCGACGAGTTTGGTGGCGAAGCTGAACCAGACGCAATGAACCCAGGTGAAGACGAAATGGGCGGCGATGCATTTGATGCAGCTGAGCCAGCAGTTGGTGGTATGGAAACAGCCGGACGTGAACAACGTGAAAGCATCCAGTATCAGAACCGTCTAATGAAAGTGTTGGCAGGCTAATGAGACTTTCTGCACTAACTGAGTTTGACTCTAAACTTGCAGAGCTACTACCAGGAACTGCTACAGGAGCAGCACCTGTAGTACCTGGCGCAGCACCGGCAGCACCTGGTGCGGCTCCCGGAGTAGCAGCGGCAACACAAGATCCAGCTGCGGCTGCAAAGATGCAAGCTCAGCAGGCCTTGGACAGAGCTAATCAAAAGAAACAGATTCAAGATCAAATTACGCAGACGCAGAAGCAACTGCAAGATCTACAAAAACAATTGGCAGCTATAAAATGAGATTCTTCGAATTCGCAGGCGGTGGAGAGGGCGATAAACTAGTTATGGTTCTCCGTAATTACATTGGCCGCGCAGCTAGTAAAAAAGCTCCTAGCAAGTTAAACTGGAATGGACTTAATCAAGTTCTACAAGCCAGCGGATTCGAACAAGCTACTGATTACGAAACATTCAAAGCAATATACGATTCTAGCCCAGGCGTCCAAGCTATGGTTAGTAATTTTAATGCTGATGGTATTGAACTCAAGGTACCAGGCAGTTCAGAAGACGACAGACAAAGCCCAGTTAAGTCTGGCAAGACTAGTCAAGATCAAGTTAGCCAAACTGCCGACAGCGCAGCCGCAGGCCAACTAGCACAATCACAAGCAACCCCAACTCCTCCAACTCAGGCTTGACAGCCTAACAAAGAGAGTGTAATATATACAGTATGACTGAAACTATACTCACACCTCCTCCGTTTGTTGAACGGTTCCAATATAAGAATTGCATCCAAGTTAACGATCCAATTACTCGCAAGCGTGTTTATCAAACACCAGACGGCGAAAGCCTTCCTAGCGTGACTACTATCCTTAGTGCTACTAAAGACATGACCCATTTGAATGAATGGAAGAATCGTGTAGGACATGCAAAGGCGCAGCAGATTACAACAGAAGCTGCCGGAGTAGGGACTGCTATGCATGCCAACTTAGAACGATTTGTAGTTGGCGAGCAACGACAGCCAGGTAATAACCCTGTACACGTACAAGCTAACAAGATGGCCGATGTTATCATCGATAACGGTCTAAGCAAAGTAAACGAAATATGGGCAATGGAACAGAGTTTATACTTTCCAGGATTGTTCTCCGGTACAACTGACCTTGTAGGCGTACACGAAGGCGAACCAGCTGTAATGGATTATAAACAAACCAATAAGCCAAAGAAAGCAGAGTGGGTAGAAGATTACTATCTACAGCTAATGGCCTATATATTAGCACATAATGAAGTCTACGGCACAGACATTCGCAAGGGTGTTATCTTTATGTGTAGCAGAGACTTCCAATACCAGCAATTTACTCTCGAACCAGCTGACTTTAACAAGTGGCAAGACGCTTGGTTGAACAAAGTAGAAGAGTATTACGCTCAACGGTAAGCTAAATACTAGAAACAGAAGTTTCTAGGAGAATACCGTGGCTGTCGTTCAAATCTCAAAAATTCAGGTCAGAAGAGGCCAAAAAAATTCAAGCAGTGGAGTTCCACAATTAAGCTCTGCTGAGTTTGCATGGACCGTTGATAGTCAAGAGCTATTCATTGGTAATGGCTCAGTTGCCGAAGGTGCTCCTTATGTTGGCAATACTAAGATTATCACTGAACACGACAATATCTTAGACTTGGCCAACGGCTATCAGTTTGCCGATAACGACACAAGCATTACTTCCAGCGTTCCTCGCAGTCTACAGAGCAAGCTAGATGAAACTGTTTCAGTTGTAGACTTCGGTGCGATCGGTACAGGTAGCGTTGATAACTCAACTGCATTTGAAACAGCCTTTGCTCAGTTGTTCAACAACGTTGACAACAACTATAAGAAAGTATTGCTAGTACCGAACGGCGAATATCTATTCACTACTGACCTACGTATTCCTAGCAATGTTATTCTCCGTGGAGAAACACAAGGCGGCGCTGTTCTTAACTTTGGCTCAAACAATATTCGTTTTATCACAAGTGAAGGACTTGAGTATGCAGGCTTTGATAGTACTAATCGTCCAACCAATGTTCAAATCTCTAACCTAACAATTTTGAGAACTACTGGACAGACTGTTCTTTCCGGAGTAGCAGACAGCGTTATCGAAGACGTCACCTTTAGAGGCGAATACATCCTAGGTGATACTGTTAGCAGTCTAAGTACACAGCCGGCGGCATTGTTCTGGCTTAACGAACTAGACGGTATCAAGGTCACTAACATCAAGTTCAAGAAGTGTAAATTTGAATCGAACGAGATCAGCATTAAGTGTTTACAGACTGATCAGTTTGAAACTAGCGTCTCATTTGAAGATAGCACGTTCTTTGTTAATCACGTAGGCGTATACATTGAAGGTGTTATCCGTCAAGTAAACAAGTGGGTACTAAGTGATTGCCACTTTGAAGAAGTAGCGGCACAGGCATTTAACTCTACCAATGGTCGTTCTACTATCATCCAACGCACTAGATTTAAGAACGTGGGTAATGGCACCGGCTCAGCAGCAAGTCCAACGGCGCCTATGGTTTCCTTCGGCGAAGCTATCGGAAACATTCTAATTGATTGTTCAAGCGACAGACAGCAAGCAGCAGGTGTAGTCACTACCAGCACTGTGGCAGCAGTCACTGAAGTGCTCAATGCTACTAAGGCTAACTTCACTGATAGAAACTATTCGTTGATCTATGGATCAGACGGCCTAACACCTGTCGCAATCTTTTCAGCACTAAACAAATTCTTTACAATCAACTACTCGTTGAAGCTAGGCACACATAGCAGAAACGGCCAGTTGACTATGTCAATAAACGAAGACAATTCGAATATTGCGATTACTGATCACTATCAGTACTCACCATCACTAACCACAGACTCAGGAGGAGCTCTAATGACAAATTTTGAATTTTCAGCAGACAATACCGGCGATGCAGGAACAGACACTGTGGTCCTATACTATAGAAACCCGTTGATCTTAGGAACCGGCACTGCTGGCGATATCTCCTTTGATGTGACGTACGGTGTTTGATCTATACGACAAAGAACGATTAACAGCCTGGAAAGAGTTTAGAAATAGTTTAGAAACGAGCGACCGTCCGTTTAACGACGTTGCTGAACTCTGGAGCCAAGCTCCCTTTGTTAGTCCGTATCTTGATCCCCAAAACCCAACCGAATGGCCCGATCCATGGCATTTAGTACTAGATTCTCGCCTAGATAATCTTGCAATTGCATTAGGAATGCTGTACACTATTAAGTTAACACAGCGGTTTATGAATGTCAAATGCGAGATACATACATCTACACCCCTAAATGAAAAAGAGCCAGTGTATCTACTGATAGTAGACGACACACATGTGCTTAATTTTGAATACCGGAGTGTAGTCACTGTTAGTGATTTACATGAAATAACAACCAGCCTGATATGGTCCAAATAACTATTGTGGTAAATATCAGACTAAAAAAGAATTGAGGCGTAGATGACAACAATCACAGTTATAAAGAGAAACGGAGAGAAAGAGCCATTAATGATTGAGAAATGGCAGGCACAGATTGCAAAGGTCTGTAGTGGCATCGCAGATGTTAGCCAATCAATGATAGAAATTAAAGCACAATTACATTTCTTTGACGGTATCACAACTAACGAGATCGACGGTATCACCTTACGTGCTATCGTAGACTTAATTGACGTAGAAGCTAACCCAGACATCGGTCATGTTAACTATCAACACGTGGCAGGCAAGCAACGCTTGAGTATGCTACGTAAGGATGTATACGGCTCCTACGAAGTTCCCCGCCTCTATGATATCGTTAAGAAGAATGTGGCTACTGGTCTTTACACAGACGAACTATTACAATGGTACACTGAAGAAGACTGGAACAAGATGGATGACATGCTTGACCATGAGAAGGACGAGCAGTATAGCTATGCAGCTATTGAACAACTAATTGAAAAATATCTAGTTAAAAACCGTTCGACAAAACAAACCTATGAAACTCCCCAGATTCGATATATGGTCGCGGCCGCTACTGTATTTCACAAAGAAGAACCGAATGGAGCGAGAATGCGCTTCATCAAAGAATACTACAACGCAGCGAGTGATGGCCTGTTTACTCTTGCTACTCCTGTGCTTGCTGGGCTCGGTACTCCTACCAAACAGTTCTCTAGCTGTGTTCTTATTCGCTCCGATGATGATTTGGATAGTATTTTTGCTTCTGGCGAAATGATGGCCAAGTATGCTAGCAAACGTGCTGGCATCGGCTTGGAGATTGGTAGACTACGATCATTAGGTAGTCCCATCAGAGGAGGGGAGATCCAGCATACTGGTATGATCCCGTTCCTAAAGAAATGGTTTGGTGATTTACGTTCATGTTCACAAGGTGGTATCCGCAATGCATCAGCTACAGTCTTTTATCCGATTTGGCATTTACAGTTTGATGACCTTATTGTGCTTAAGAACAATCAAGGTACAGAAGAAACAAGAGTGCGACACATGGACTACGGTGTGGTCCTATCCGCCTTCTTCTGGAGACGATTTAAAAACAAAGAACAGATAACGTTCTTTGATCCTAACGAAGTACCTGACCTGTACGAAGCTTTCTACAAGAACACAGAACTATTCGAAGAGCTTTATGTCAAGTACGAGAAGCGCAAAGATCTTCGCAAGAAGACAATGAGCGCCGAAGATGTTTTCAAGGGTGGTATTCTGAAGGAACGCACAGACACGGGTCGGATATATCTTGTATTCATTGATAATGTAATGAACCAAGGGCCGTTTGATCCTGAGTATCATACGATTTATCAAAGCAACTTGTGCTGTGAGATTCTACTACCGACACGTCCATTTAAGAGATTAGACGACGATGCCGGACGCATAGCGTTATGTACACTGGGATCTATCAACTGGGGAGCGTTCCGGAACCCAGAGGATATGCGTAGAGCCTGTAGGATTCTACATCGTAGCCTGAATAACATCCTTGATTACCAAGACTTCTTATCGATTCAAAGTAAGTTGAGCAACGATGAGATTCGCCCACTAGGCATTGGTATTACTAACTTAGCCTACTGGCATGCCAAGCGTGGCTTAAAGTACGGTGACAAGGACGCACTGGCAGAAGTTAAGAGCTGGCAAGAACATCAGTCATTCTACTTAACAGAGATGTCAGTTGAGTTGGCTAAGGAACGCGGTAAGTGTTTAGGCAGTGATCACACACGTTATGGCCAAGGAGTATTTCCGTGGGAACTACGTGCTAACGGTGTTAATGAACTTGCAGACTTTACTCCTGAACTTGATTGGGAAACACTCCGTGCTGAAATGAAGATCTGGGGTGTACGTAATGCCACCAATGGTGCTGTTGCTCCTGTCGAATCTAGCTCAGTTGTTATCGGATCAACTAACGGTATCGAAATGCCAATGAGTTTGATCTCAACTAAAGAATCAAAAGCAGGATCGTTTACACAAGTTGTACCTGAGTACGCTAAACTCAAGAACAAATATCAATTGATGTGGGAACAGAAAGATTGTGAAGGCTACTTGAAGACAGCGGCTGTTATTGCAGCATATACTGATCAATCAATTAGTACTAACACATTCTATAATCCAGCACACTTCCCAGATCGCAGAGTGCCAACTACCTTGATTGCCAAGAACTTGATGCAGGCACATGTTTGGGGATTGAAGACATTCTACTACAGCTTGATTAACAAAGCAGGTAGCAAGGCAGTTGCAGAAGATGCACCGACTATGCTAGAGCCAATTGACTACGATGACGCAGACGACTGCGAATCTTGCAAGTTATGACCTTCAGCTTTATTAGAAACGTACTACTAGAAGGTAAGCCGGATAAGTTAGAAATCAAAAGTCTACCTTATGGCGATGCCGAACTAGACCCAGCGATATCGGAAGATACTATCAAGTACCACTACGGCAAGTTAGCAAAGACATACGCTGAACGATATAACAACAACGAAGGTGATCCTACGTTCAATGAAGCAGGGGTGTTCTTACACAATATCCTGTTTCAGCAATATCAGGCACCATCGGGATCAAATAAGCCTACAGGCGGGATCGAAGACTTTATCATTGACCACTACACCACCTTTGATCTTTTCAAAGAAGAGTTTGCTAAAGTAGCAATGAGTGTACAAGGTAGCGGTTGGGTCTATCTAGCCAAAGATGGCAAGATTAAAACTATCAAGAATCATGAGATTAAGAAAGATATTGTTTTATTAATCGACTGGTGGGAACATGCATGGGCATTAGACTATCAACACGATAAGAAAAAGTATTTAGAAAATCAATGGAAAATTATTAATTGGAATCATGTAAATGTTAGAAACGATATGTGATATTATGGTAGACGCTTACAAGCGTAATTGGATAACAAGTCGTGACGGCAATGTCAGCATTCGCCACCACGACCGTGATCACTTTTACATCACACCGAGTGGTGTGCGTAAGCAAACTCTACAACCTGATCAGTTTAAAAAGATCAGCATTCATGGTCTATTGTGGCAAGAAGAATACTACACTGATATCAGTGCTAATCTAAAACCCAGTGGAGAGATTCCACTACACTTTGGTCTACAAAGAGCAATGGGACAGCATAGTAATGATGTTCGTGTAATTGTTCATGTGCATCCTACATATTGTATTGCAGCCATGCACGCCGGTATCGACCTCTCAACTATTAGTAAAAGTTTCCCGGAACTTAATCGTTATACAAAGGTAGCACCTAATGTAGGTGATGTTAATCCTATTAGTCAAGAACTAGCAGACTGGTGTTTTGAAAATCTAAAGTTAGACAACAATGGTAATATTGCTTATGATATCGTAGGTATCAAAGGACACGGCGTTGTTGCGATTGATACAACTCCTTGGCGTGCCTATGAGCATATTGAGAGACTAGAACATATTTGCAAGATTGTGCTAGCTTCTGGAAATTATGGAAAGTAAACTGTTTGCATGGTGGCCGATTACAGTCACTAGCGGAAAGCGAGTTTGGTTTAAATACTACTTCCGATACAGGGAGTTGTATGATGCTAGTACTGGCAGACCGCCTTTAAACAGTTTGTATTTTGAGTGGACAGAAACACCTCAAGAAAAAACGTGGCGATTATTAAAAGAAAGTGTAATACATAACAGGAATGTTTGGAATGATCCGGCATTAACAAAACAGGATATAAAATGAGCAAGCAACAATACAATTTAACTACAAAGACAGATTACCTACAGCGCAAGATGTTTCTAGACCCAGCTGGGCCAGTCACCATCCAAAGATTTGAAGAAGTGAAGTATAAGAAGATTGCAGACTTCGAGCAAACAGCCCGTGGATTCTTTTGGGTGCCAGAAGAAGTTAGTTTGACCAAAGACGCAAACGACTTCAAAGATGCAAGCGATGCAGTTAAGCATATCTTTACCAGCAACCTACTCCGTCAGACAGCGTTAGACAGTTTGCAAGGTCGTGCTCCTACACAAGTATTCACTCCTGTATGCTCATTGCCGGAATTAGAAGCATTAATGTATAACTGGGGCTTCTTTGAAACAAACATTCATAGCCGCAGTTATAGTCACATCATTCGCAACATCTACAACGTGCCTAAGGATGTGTTTAACACGATCCACGACACTAAAGAGATTGTTGACATGGCAAGCTCAGTAGGCAATTACTACGACAAACTACACGTTATTAACTGCCGCAAGGAAATCGGCGAAGTCATTCCCGAGAAAGAATACATCAAGGCAATTTGGATGGCATTACATGCTAGCTATGCCTTAGAAGCATTCCGCTTCATGGTATCGTTCGCTACATCGCTCGCTATGGTTGAGAACAAGATCTTTATGGGCAATGGCAACATTATCAGTTTGATTCTACAAGACGAGTTGCTACACAAGGGGTGGACTGCTTACTTGATCAATCAAGTTATTAAAGACGATCCAAGATTCCTGGTTGCTAAGGCAGAGTGCGAAGCTGAAGTCTATCAACTATACATGGATGTCATCCGCGAAGAGAAAGCATGGGCAGACTATTTGTTTAAGATGGGACCGGTTATCGGATTGAACGCAAACATCTTGAAAGACTTTGTGGACTACACAGCAGTTGACGCACTAAAGCAAATTGGTATCAAGTACCATAATGCTGCTCCAAAGTCAACTCCAATTCCTTGGTTCAACAAGCATAGCGATACTAGCAAGAAACAAACAGCATTGCAGGAAAGCGAAAGCACTAACTACGTTATTGGTGTTATGAGTGAAATACTTGACTATGATGCATTGCCGACTATATAATAAACTATATTATAAGGGTTGATAATTATGTACAAAGCACAATACAAAAGCAAATCGGCATACGAAAGTTGGACAACTATCGGAACATATGGCACAGAACAATCTGCCATGGCCGCAGCATTAAGTAAAAAGAACAGTGGCGCTATTCTTGTCAGAGTCACAGACAAGAGTGGCAGCACAATATATTCAAGTTAAGGAAGTAGAATGAAAGCGATTGTATGGTCAAAATACAACTGCCCTTATTGCGATCAAGCAAAGGCGTTGTTGAAAATGAAAGGTATCCAGTTCGAAGAAAAGAAAATCGGAGACGGATACACTAAAGAAGAATTGTTGGAAGCTGTTCCAACAGCCCGCACTGTGCCGCAAATCTTTATTGATGAGCAGCTCATTGGTGGGTTTACAGAACTTAGAGCACACTTACAAGGATGAGCATGTTAATTAATAAAGGCGTTTCGCCAGGTGAAGTTATTACACTGAAACTAACTAGTGGTGAAGAACTAGTTGCACGATTAGATGAAGAGACTGATACTTACTACAAGTTAACACATCCGCAGGTTATCGGCATGGGACCAAGTGGTCCTGGACTAATGCCCTACTTGTTTACCATTGAACCAGATCGTGATGTTAAGCTGTCAAAGGCTACTGTCACAGTTGCAGAAGCAACAGCTAAAGAGTTTGCTAAACAGTATTTAGAGTCAACTTCGAAGATTAAATTGATTTAAATACTAGTATGACTACTCCAACTATTGCTCCATCACCGGCTCCCGATACTTCGGTCACCGGACCAAATCTAGTACCCCACACGCATACCTTTAATGCGATTACGGGGCTACGGGTTGGAGCAGACGGGAGAGTTGAGCCAGTATATGATGCTGCCAATGTTAAGGCGAACGGACAAGTTATTGCTCTGTATAATGCATCAACTACAACAGGCGGCTTTGCTGCTCCTAGCGTGGGTGAAGTGACTGTGGTACAGGCTGTTCAGAATAATGATCCGCAAGGCGATGACACAGGCGCAGGCAAAGTTAAAGCTGACGAGTTTCTAGCAGCAGGTAAGATTACTCAGCAACAGTACGATGAACTAACTAAAGAAGTTAAGCCAGCAGGCGCCGGCGTCGCAGCAGTTGCAGCCAAGTCAGGTAATACAATTACAGTCACCGGCGATACGTTCACCATGGAGACTGTACTAACTCCAAATGGTACTACCTTAGGCAACATGATCAAGAACGTCACGTTCCCTAGAACCATTGCACAGTTAAGTCAAGGCTATCCAGGTATGACTCCTGCTCAGATTGTTAATAATCTAGCCAACTTGGCCTACAACATCTATGAGCCCTTGAAGGCACAGTATCCAAGAGCGTTTATGACCAACAGCTTCCGTCACGGTGCTAGCATCGGTGGAGGACAACACGGTACTGGTCAAGGTGCAGACTTTCAGTTCCGTGGCTTGCACAGTTCTGCATACTTTGATATCGCTGTATGGATGAGCAAGAACTTGCCTTACGATCAGTTGATTCTAGAATACCTTCCAGGTAAGACAGTATGGATCCATTGTAGCTATGCCATTCCTGGATTGCCAACAGGCGGTATCAGTATTACCAAGAGCAAGCCTCAGAACAGATTAGCAACACTTAGTGGTGCAGCAGGCGGAAAGTTTGTACCTAACCTACACGCTGACATTATTGAAAACGCAGGTATAAACAGGGTGGTCGCTGCATAATGAAAAAATTCCTTTGGACTACACTAGGCTTCCTAAGTCTAGGCATGGCTTACATCGGAGTTATCACTCCGGGACTGCCTTACAGTATCTTTGTAGTGTTCGCTGCCTATTGCTTTAGTAAAGGCAGTGAGCGTATGCATCGATGGATTTACAATCATAAACTATTCGGACCGTTCCTAACCAACTGGGGCGAGAAGCGTGTGTTCCCAACTAAGATGAAATTCTTTATGTTGTTTATGATGAGCACAAGTTTGTGCATAATGTTTTTCACAGGAGTTAAACCAATTGGAATTATCAGTACTGCTGGCTTTATGGCCATTGTTGCAATATGGGCATGGCGTTTCCCAGGAAGTGTTGACGAGTATGATACTAGAAAGTCTAACAACAAAAAGATTGGTTGGCTAAAATGAGTTATAGCATTATACCGTTATTCGCAATACCTTTGTACCAAAGCACAATTCCTCCTATCAGTAAAGATATGTTCGATAAGCTAGTTGGTAGAGAGTATGAAGTCTATGACGGTGTTAAGGTCACACACGAAGAAACAGCAGAGCGTTTCATTTTGAATCGTCCCGAGTTTGCTGATCTTAAGCGTGTTATTGATTCTAAGATTGCAGAATATGTCCACGAAGCACTCGGAGTTAACAATACATTTACTTGGGAAATAACAACTTCGTGGGTTAACAAAGCCAAGCCAGGTGACTGGCATGCTAACCATTGGCACAGCAACAGCTTAATCAGCGGAGTCCTTTACCTTAAGACTAATCCAAAGACTGGTGTAGTATGTTTCCACAAAGGTGAAAGATACTATAACGTGTTCAACGAAACATTCGGCATTGAGTTTGATAAAGAAACAGATTACAGTACTCCTACTATCGGAGTAGTTCCAAGCACACATACTATCTTGATGTTCCCATCACACCTGGCACACTCAGTATGTGAAAATGAATCAACTGAAACAAGATACAGTCTTGCATTTAACGTGTTCCCTAGAGGAACTGTCGGGCAAGGCGGCAACAGCGAGTTAACACTATAATGGCAAAAATTACACTAGAACAATTAATCGAAATTGCATTTGCAGTAGAAGAAGGAGACCCATTTGATTGGGGAGCTTTCAAGCAAGGTAAGACTGAGGCAATGACTATGATTGCTACTAGCATCTTAGATCAGTTCGACAAAGAAGATATGACGGACGGCGATCGTTTAATCTTGTTAGCAACTATCACAAAGCTAGTGACAGAGAATATGATTCTACACACTAAGATTATGGGTCTGTCAAAATGAAATGCGAACAAGGTGATCTAGCCAAAATCATACACAGTATTCGTCCTGCTAATATAGGCAAGACTGTACTAGTGGACAGCTACATCGGACACTTCCAAGCAGGCGAGGAGTTTGAGTTCCGCGGCATTCCATGTAAAGCAATTATAACAGATCACTTCTGGTGGATAGCTACAGATCACGGACTGTCTAATATGCTTGGCGATACGCCCAAAGCATACATTCCAGACACGTGGCTTGATCCAATTCGTCCGCAGAAGTCTGTCCAAAAGCAAGAAGAAAAACTTGACTTCTTTGCGTAATTTTTAGTATCGAAGTATCGTCCGACATAAATATTGTTATGCACTATTATGTCTACCAGATTACAAATTTAATTAATGGGAAGATTTACGTCGGAAAACATAAATCTTCTAAACCTCCTCTTGAGAATGGATACTACGGTTCGGGCAAACAAATAACGGCTGCTATCAAAAAATACGGATTAGATAATTTTAAAAAAGAAGTATTGTATCATTGCTCGTCGTTAGATGACATGGCTAACAAAGAGGCTGAAATTGTCACTGAAGATTTTGTAAGACGAGCTGATACGTATAACATGCACAAAGGCGGACCTGGCGGGTGGGATCATTACAATGGTACTAACCAACATAAAGTAAACTCTCGAAAGGGAGGATTAACAAGTTCGAGTCGCGCTTCGAATCCTTTTAAAGATCCCGAATTTCAAAAGACAGTTGACTGGACTCGTGATCCTAACAGACTACGAGAATTAAGTAAGCGGGCGAATACTCCACAAGCAAACGCCAAACGAAAAAATACCTTTAATAAAATTGGGCATAGTCAGGGCGAGAAGAATTCTCAGTTTGGTAGAATATGGATTTCAAATATCTTGACAAAAGAAGTTAAACGTATTACAATAAATGATGTTATACCAGAGGGATGGGTAAGAGGAAAGAAAGGTCACTTACCAACAAAACTTTGGGTAAATAATGGTATTAAAGAACATTATATTCCAGTTGAACAAGAATTGGAATATAGTCTTAAAGGGTTTAGTAGCGGCAGGCTCAAACAAAGTATGCCGCAAAACAGAATTGTAGTTTAATGCTTTGATAAAAAAGTGTTCAAGACATGGGTTCGACTCCCATCACCTCCACCTAAGTGTATAAGGTATATTTAGGTGGGGGTGACCTGGCTATCGATTGGGCAACAAGTATGGATAAGATCTACACATCAGCAACGATGTAAAAAGAAGAAATTAAAGTAAACGCAAACGACTCAAAGTTCGCATTGGCAGCGTAAGCTGACTTGGGTAGCTATACCTCGAAACAGAAACTAGTGGAAAAAGGCTACTTTGGTAGTCTTTTTTCTTGACCATATTTGCATATGGTGTTATACTTAACACATAAATAAAAGTAAGCGATGCGATAGACGCAAAGCTACATTAATTGAAAGGATTTTTCAATGTCAAAGCAATTCGGTACCCTAGTCCTCATCGGACGTTTTCAACCCTTACACAATGCTCACTTAGAGATTATCAAACGTGCAACCGCGCTGACAGATAACTTGGTGATCATCACAGGTTCGGCGGCCCAACCCCGCACTTACAAGAACCCATTTACTTCACAAGAACGTGCTCAAATGATCAAGGCCGCAACAGGCGGTCTGGCAATGCAAATTCATGTTGAGGAAAACGTGGACACAATTTACAATGACCAAGCATGGGCAGTTCGTGTCCAAGGCATTGTAAGCAAATATAAAATTCTTGGCACTAAGACTGCTGTCATTGGACACAAGAAAGATGAAAGCTCATTCTACTTGGACATGTTTCCACAATGGGATTATGTGGACATCGAAGAAATCGAGCCGCTGAGTGCAGTTAACATTCGTGACTTGTTCTTCAAGCGTGATGCTAACATGAACTTCATTAAAGCCGTTGTTCCACAAACTACGTTCGACTTCTTGACCAAGTTCAAGGAAACCGCAGAGTACGAACAGATTATCAAAGAACGCGAGTTCGTTGTTAACTACAAGAAGCAATATGCCTCTTTGCCTTACCCACCAATCTTCAGTACTGCTGATGCAGTTGTAATCCAAAGCGGACACATTCTGCTTATCAAACGCCGTGCTGAGCCAGGTAAAGGTCTTTGGGCATTGCCAGGCGGTTATGTTAACGCAAACACTGACGCAAGCGTAGAAGATGCCGCAATCCGTGAGCTTCGTGAGGAAACTATGATTAAGGTTCCTGCTCCTGTGTTGCGGGGTAGTATTGTTCGCAGTAAAGTGTTCGACGCAGTTGATCGTAGTCCACGGGGACGTATTATTACACACGCCTTTTACATTCAACTGCCCGACGGCGAGTTGCCTAAAGTAAAAGGTAGCGACGATGCAGAGAAAGCCCGTTGGGTTCCTATTGCCGAAGTTCGAAGCGATGAGTGCTTTGAAGACCACTACGAAATTTTGCAACACTTCTTAGGAGCCTGATATGCAAATTATCAAATGCTGGGACATTCAAACGTGGGATGGCGGCGACCGTCACAACCATCGCTACTATGTGGCAACTCAAGAAGCCGCCGAAGCTTGGAAAGAAACAAACAAGTATGACGAAATCTACAAAAAAGAGTTTGTCATCCTTGATGACTTGAGTGAAGTTGTTGAAATGAACGATGTTAACAAACCTTACCTGGACAAAGAGTTCAAAGAACTTGCTGAAAAAGTTGGTTTGCTGACTCCGGCTTATCATACAGATGACGGCACACGATTTTATATCGACCGTATGCTACAGATGTATTCACTTGAATTAAAGAAACATTTCGGAGTTGAATGATGGTCACAGTAGTAAGTACAGTTCCACATCCTAGTGTGGTTAAAGAAGTTATCTGCAAGAACTGCGGTGCTACATTGCAATATGTACCTGCAGACATCAAGCGTGAAGAATCTAAGGACTACACCGGCGGACTAGATGTGTCTTATCATATCAAGTGTCCACCATGTGGTGATAAAGTTTCAGTAAAAAGGTATTGATATGCAAATAATTAAATGTTGGGACATTCAAGTTTGGGATGGCGGTGACCGTCACAACCATCGCTACTATGTTAAGACTCAAGAAGCCGCAGAAGCTTGGAAAGAAACAAACAAATATGACGAAATCTACGAAAAAGAATTTGTCATTTTGGACGATTTGACAGAAGTTGAAGCGTTCAAAAATGGAGAGCTTCGTAAGCAGGCGTTAGCCAAACTTACTGATGCTGAAAAGGTTGTATTGGGCTTAAAATAACCCAAAACA